GAAACTTCGAGTTTGTTGACCTGAACCGTAGATAGTAATGTCTTTACCTTGTAGTGCTTGAACAATGAAATTACTAACAACTCTGCCATCATTTTGAGCCATTCTAGGACCATATGTGTTGAAAATACGCACAATTTTAGCCTTAACATCATGTGTGCGATAGTAGTCCATGAACAATGTTTCTGCGGCACGTTTGCCTTCATCGTAGCAACTGCGGATGCCAATTGGATTTACATTGCCCCAATATGATTCTGGTTGTGGATGAACTGTAGGATCACCGTAGCACTCGCTAGTTGATGCTTGTAGAATCTTAGCACCAGTGCGTTTTGCCAGTCCTAACATATTGTAAGAACCAATAACACTGGTCTTCATTGTTTGAATTGGGTCCCACTGATAGTAAAATGGACTTGCTGGGCAAGCAAGATTGTAAATCTCATCTACTTCTACATACAGAGGCAAGCAGATATCCTGACGAATAACTTCAAAGTTCTTGTTATCTAACAAGTGTGCAATATTATTTTTACTGCCGGTAAAATAATTGTCTACACAAAGAACATGATGTCCTTCTTTGACTAACCGTTCGCAGAGATGACTTCCTAAGAAACCTGCTCCGCCTGTGACTAATACTTTTTTCATTGTGAATCCTTTTCAGATAATATTGGGTTAAGAATAGGCCATTCTATTTTATAGTCATTCCATTTAAAATTTTCTTCTTCTGCAGGGTTATATGGTCTATCAACTATATATTGTACAACCGCAGTGTCTGATAATACTAGATATCCGTGTGCATATTGTGGCGGTATTAGAAGACCTTTATTTTCATCTAGTTCAATTCCAAACCATTCACCAGTTTCGGGTTGTAGCACTACATCAAATATTCTACCATACACTGGCATAACACATTTAAATTGATTTTGTCGGTGCATCCCTCTTAGAACATTTTTAGAGGATGTTGCTATGTTTAACTGTCGAAATGGCCATCCGTCTCGAACTGGACCACGCATATCGTCGTTAGTAATCTTCCATAGTTCGCAGAAGTCCCCACGACTATCTTTGTGTTTCTTATGTTCAATAATTTGCAATCCGGGCAACATACTTATTTTCTTTTTAATAACTCTGGACTGTATTGCGGTACTTCTGTTAAAGACTCTTCAGCTTTTTCAGTTTCTAATTTTGCTGTTCTTGCTCGCAATTCACTTGAACTATAGATATGTTGTCTTTTATGATAATGTAATTCAATGTTATTATTCATACACCATTGTTTGCCAGTAAAGTCTCTATTCAAATATTCATCGCTTAAGAAGCGAATATGAATAGTCTGTGTTTGTAGTAATTGCAGTAAATCAAATTCGGTTTCGTAGATTAAAATTTCATCTACATACTTGCAGGCCTGTAATTGTACATACCGTTCATATGCACTTTGAACTGGTTTATTCTTAACTCCCGGCCTGTCGATAGTAGGATCGATCTGCAATGCAACTATTAGATAGTCGCAAAGTTGCTTTTCCATTTTAAGCATGGTGACATGCCCTGCATGGAGAAGATCAAATGAACTGCAATTAAATCCTATTTTCATATTACCAGTGTCTTATTGTATTTGCTATAATAAAGAAGCAGGTCACCGTATGAATTATAACCCAAAAGGTTTTTAAAAATAGTGCTACTCTGGCTTCTCGTAAAGTTAGAATAGGCACATCCGGACGATCGTTATCCGTGTTCCCCATTAGATGACCTGTTGCCCGGGCCCAAATCTTTTCAATACTATTCATTATGCCTCGTATGTTGCTGAGTTGGCTCCGTGTTCTGCACACTCAACTCGTACACAATAACAACGACCGTCAGTCTTTTCACGGATCAGTGCGTCAGCAAATTTAAAAGCATGTTCGGCAAACTTCTCTGCACCCACACCATCGAAGATACGTATCTCTGCTAGGCCCAGTTCTTCTAATTCTTGGAACTTGGCCAAGTATGGATCTTGTCGATCCAATGCTACCTTGTGATCAAAGTGATCTTCTAGCCATGCTTTAAGTAGTTTGAGTCCACCAAAGTCCACTGCCCAATTCTTGTTGTCTAATGTATCACAGCCAAATGTAAATGTAAACGCTAGACTGTAGCCATGGAGCAAATGACAGTGACTGTGATCTGCATTAGGCTGTCTAAATACAGCACTCAATCCAATGTTATGTCCGTAGTGTTTTGTTGAATAATATTTTGCCATTGTATTCTCCTATGTTGATTATAGCATAGGCAGCAGAGTTTGTATACCGGGATGAAAGCCGAAGACCGGTTATTGTTATTTAAGTTTATTGATCTCGTGTCTAACAATTTTTAGATTCTCTTGTTTATCGTTTGTCAACAATTTTATCACAGAGCCCATAGGCTAATGCTTCTTCTGCACTCATAAATGTGTCACGATCCATGTCCTTTTCAAATTGCTCGTAGGTTTTACCTGCGGTATTATGTTTAACATACAGTTTAGTTAACATGTCTTTCATCTGTGTAATTTCTTTGTATTGGATAGCAATATCACTCTGCATACCACGAGCACCACCGCTAGGCTGATGTATCATGTGGCGAGCATGTGGGAGCATATAACGTTTGCCTGCTGTTCCGGCTTGTGCTAAAAAGCTACCCATTGAACAGGCCTGCCCCATGACGTAGGTACAAATATCTGGTTTGACAAACTGCATAACATCATAGATAGCCATACCTGATGTGATAACACCCCCAGGACTATTAATGTAAAAGTGGATATCCTTTTCCGAATCGGCACTCTCTAAATGTAAGATCTGTGCTACAATTAAATTACTACTGTAATCATCAACTCCGCCATTTAAAAACACAATGCGTTCATTGAGCAATCGGCTAAAAATATCAAAGGCTCGTTCGCCTTGTCCGGTCTTTTCGACCACCATTGGTACTAACATATTAAAATTCATCCTTTAAAATTTTTGTAGATTTTGATAAGCCGGCAACAATTTGAAATTGTTCCCAGGCTTTTTTCACAGCAGGTCTACTTTCTAGTTCATCTGCTGGTAAACTTGCTTCAAGCCAATAATATGGCAAGCGACTAGGATGTGCCCCAAACTGACGTGGTTGATGTAGCAGGCCTCTACTGTATAGTTCTTTACTTACATCACGGAACCGTTCTTCATCTTCGTCTGTGTAGTGACCCCACTCGGGATTACTCCAACCGCCTCTGTTATGATATCCGTGCCAGATACCGTCCCACTGTTCTTCAATGTTGGGATCAAAGTCAGTGCGAGCAACAATGACTAAGACATCGTTGATATCTACTTTGCCATCCACAATGTCTCTAACACAACGACTATAACTAAGACCTATCTTCATTGCTTTTTCCTATGTCGTAATCTTTAACCATTTTATAAAGAGGATCGTAGGGCTCTCCTCTACGCTCTAAGATATCCGGTCGGCTTTCTGCTAGCATACTGAGATAGTATTCTTCTGGAAAATGTCTCAGCACACTGCGAGCTCGTTTTCTAATTATCTTTGGTATCCTAGGAGTTTTTTTAGGATCTAAAAGGTCTTCGCAAAGACTCCTAGCCAACAATATAGCGCGATAGCGTTCGTCAGGTAGCGTCATGATCTTCTAGCCATTGTTGTGATTTAGCTCTAGTTGATGCTGGATTGTTTTTAAATTCTTTTATTAAGTTTAACAATGCTTCTTCTACAAATTCGTTAAATGTTAAATCACATTCGTGTGCTTTTTTCATTAGAGCCAACAGCACGTCATCTTCCAACTCTAATGGAACACTGATACGAGTATCGTAGTCTTCACCAGCTTCAATGGCCAGTGCTTTTTGAATCCAGTCATCATCTTCTTCTAAATCGACATAGTCAACGCCGTCCCATGCTTCGTTTAAGGCAACATTACGATCTGCGCTTTCAACATCTCGTTCAGATGCAAAATCAGGATTAACCAAGCGATATGCTCTCTGGGTTCTATAATCATGACTTTGAACTTCATAGACAACCTGTGTCTTAGTATCAAAAGTAATTGAAAAACTATGACCATCTTGGTCACCGTTCCAACTGTCTAGACTATAACTATCAGGACCATAACAGTCCCACATAAAATTACTGCCCTCTGTGATGCGATAATTAACAACTTCCATCCATTCTTTTAAATTAATCATTTGTATACTTTCAAAATAACTGTATCTTCGCTAAAACGTCCATTGAGCGGTGTCTCTGTAGTTTTAACATTCTTAACAAACCAAGTTTCAAAACGCTTCTGTGTATTCTGCTCTTTGAACTCTTTGATCTGTTCTGGAGGCTTACGCAGAGTTTTCTGTGTACTCTTTTCTGTAAACTCTGTAATGCTAGAATTTTTAACACTAAGACCTGCACTAGACTTGGCAATGTAATAACCAATCTTACGTGTCTTTGTATTATAAACTGCAACACCTTGGGCACCAATAATAGTCGCTGGCGGAACACTGGTAATACCAAGTTTAGTATCACTCAACATGAATTTGAGCTTCTTAACAATCTCCTCTGCAGGCTTAACTTTGGCCGCACGTGGCTTCTTCAACACTTTAGCTTCTGCAGTAATCTGCTCACAGGCAGCCATAATGCTTTCGTAGAAATCAATTAACTTCTTAACATTCTTACGGCTATTATGTTTGTAGGCTTCACGCAACTGCTCGTCTGCCTGGCCACTAGCCAGTTCTTGTAATTCCTCTAAACTTTTGATAAAGAAGCCTTTGATGTATCGAGCCTGTGCGGCCTTAGCACCTTTGCCTTTAAGCAAATTAACGATTTTAAATGCTTTAGGATCAAAGGCTTCGGGATCCATAATCCAAGAATCAATAGCCGCATCAATTTCTTCACTCATATCGCCTGCCTGCTCACGGATCCGATCTTGAATGTTAAACACTTGAGCAGGAGTTTTAACTACCTTAACTTCTTCTTCAGGTGCTTCATCCCACTTGCCGCTGTCTACAATCTTAGCAATCTCTGTCTTGAGCCATGTTGCTGTACTACGACCATCGTTAAATTCTGGATGCATGTCTGGCATACCTTTGATCAGACAAGCGGCAATGGCACCTACTGTCAACTCGCAACGTCCGTCACGGGTATCTTTAAATGCTTGAATGTCTTTTTTAGCATAGCCATTACGACCCATCCAGTCAATGACCTTGGGTTTAAGTTCTTTGCCACTAGACTCCATGCGGTAATAACGCATAGCACCTTGGAAGTGACGCAGGAATTGCTCACCTGTCCAAGTTTCTGCACCATCCCATTTTGGGCTGTAGTCGCGTTTAGCATTCTCACGAATGCTTATGCTGGTGACTTTTTCTTTTTTAACCTTGGGTTTTATCTTAATGCCTGCTACTGTTGCCATTTTGCACTCCTTTTTACTAGTGTATGTATGTATTATACACTGATTTTCACTCTATGTCAAGAGAGGTTTTACCAATTATATCCGAATATTTGAGTAAAAACATAGTCCGTTTTGGCTCGTTATAAAAATCCAAATGTATTGTATATACACAATATTTGGTTCCGTAGCCAAAATCTCTGCTATCCACATTCCGATCTAACCATACTTCATGCCGCCTTACAGTAAAGCCCAAAACTTCTCGCATTTTGTGGCGAATTAACAACACACTGGGCGGATAATCTCGGGCAATTTGATTATAGAGGTTTGCCCATATTTTTTCGGATAGAACTATAGATTTGGACATAGTCCTATTGTAGCACGTATTTTGGTTAAGGTCTATGCCATTCGGCGTAGATACGATTCTTTGTGTCCCAAGAACATTCTGCCAGTCTAAATCCAAACTTGTCTGCTAATCGGACATGCTCCTCGATGCTCCATGGATAGAAAGGAATCAATTTACATTCTTCGTTTTTATGATCTTGTAATCCGGGATTACAACGCCAGTAAATTCTAGCAGTGGGTTTTAGTAAGGTAATGACTTTGGCAATTTGTCTTTCAATATCTGTGACTTCTCCAAAGTTAATACTGCCTAAACAAAATGCAACATCGAATGTTTGATCTGTTTGGTATTCGTCAATGCCACACTTTATGTCAGCTTGATCAAATGCTGGATCAATTCCGATTAGGTTTGGAATACGTCCTTTAAATGGATTGGCGCCACAACCAACATCTATAACAGTTTCACCTGGTTTAATCTTTTCGATTAGGCTAAGTCCTGTTTTATCAAATTGTTGTAGGTCTCCGTTTTTGCGGTGCCAGATATTTCCGAAGTAGTAGTTTAAATAATTTTGGTCGACTGTCATATGTTCATTAAATATATATTTAATACTATGCTACCTAATAGAATATTTTTCACAGGCGTGCCAGGAAGTCGTTGGAGTGGTATTGCTCAAACATTAGAATCTTTAGATGGATTTAATATCAGCGATCGAACTCCTGCTAGGGCATATAATCACAATCAATACAGTGGACACAAAGGTGCCTACTTTGGCGCAGGAATGGAACTAGAAGCCTATCTTGATGACCGTTATATTGACTATGCCTGGACTAAACAAGGCGGTACTAGAATAGTTAAAAGCCATGACTGGGCTTATAAGTTAGATTCAGTTAGGGAATGTTTCCCCGACGATTGGATTATGTTAGTTTATAGACCAGACATGGCCAGTTATGCTTGGTGGCATGAAGCAGGCGGGTTTAACATCAAGTATCCTAGTTATGTGGCATACAAAGATAGTACAACTATGCTAGGCGAGATAGCTAAACAGAATAATAACATTTTGCAATTTGCAAGCAAACACAATCTAACTTGGAATTATTTCACACCCAAGTGGATCAAACAAAATTTTGGACAAACTATGGAGATAAACAAACAATGGCCAGATATATTAGTTTCATTATTAAAGTAATAGCAGTATCTCTAATTACTACACTGGCACACGCTTGGGAACCAAATAAGCCTATAACAGCAGTTATTGGGTTTGCCCCCGGCTCGGGCAACGAATTAAGTTTTAGAGGAATTAGTAGCATTATCGAAAAAGCTAATCCTAAGATTAATTTTATTGTAGAAAATCGTCCCGGCGGAGATGGCACCATAGGAATGAATCACTTTATTAAGTTGCCCAATGACGGCTATCACATTTCTGTACCCAGTCATCAAGGAGTATGGGTCACTGCTGATTTTTCTAATCCAGAAAACAAAAAATATACATTAGATGATTTTGAATACGTTTTAACTCTAGCAAAGAGTCCTCTTGCTATTATTGCCAATTCTGCCAGCGCCGTTAACACGCCTCGAGAGTTTTTAGATAGGGTTAAGAATACAGATAAGCCTATTAATATTGCCGCCGGATCTGGAGCACATAAACTAGCCTATGAATATATGATGTATAATATCAAAGGCAATAGATCACTAGTTAAAACTATTCCTTATAAAGGCCCGGCACAGGCAGGTCAAGATGTAGCAGGTGGCCACGTAGAATTTGGCATCATTCCTGTAGCAGTTGCTAATACACTAACACAATCAGGCAAAATTAAAATTATTGCGTTATGTAGCGAATATAAAATCGATGCTATTAAGGATGTACCTTTAATGAAAGATCTAATTCCAGGGATGAATGTTTATGCCGCCTGGGGAATTATACTGCCTAAAAATACAGATAAAGAAATTAATGATTGGTATGTGACTAACTTTACCAATGCTATTCGTTCTAATGAAGGTCAACGATTTTTACGTGAAAATCTTATGTTTGCTGAACCTAAAGAACAAACATCTCAAGGGTTTAAAGCAAGTATGATGCAGTTAAGAGAAAAGTGGGTTCCAATTATTAAGGAAGTTGGTTGGAGCAATTAAAATTTGTTGTTCTGATCTTCTACAACAATCCACCCTAATTGTTTTAGGTCTTCTTGTATTTCATCGGACACGTATCCTTCGGGTACATAACCTCTAGTGCCATCCACATCTCCGTTGCCAAGACCTTCGCCAATTCCGCTACAGTACCAATCAATGTAGTCACCTTCTTCACGCATGTCAGCAATAATGCCCCCGGCACTTCTCCACGAGGCACTCCACCGTTGATCTCTAAGAATGGGCATGACATCTAATTTTTGAAACTCATTGTTGCACATGGCCGCATATAGATGTTGAGCATAGGTGTCACTGGCACGAACTTTTTCTAGCATAGATTTGCAGGTTCGGAGATCATACTCCATGTTATCTTTCTGCCAGTCTGTATTTGTTATCTGTTCTTCCTCCATTTCTCTCCAAGATTTGTACATCTCAATATAGTCGGGGTTAGGCAGTTTGCCTTGTTCTTCGCAACGTTTAATATACCCTTCTTTTTGAAAGGTGTGTCGATCTGGACTTTGAGAAATTTTAGTCATGTCGGAAACGGCCATGCATTACTGCCACCTGATACAGTAGGTCTGGGTTTTAGTTTAACATTTTCTTCGATAACCGTGCCGTCATCTTTGCATAAACTAACTTGATATGGAGCATCAATAACAAGGTAGTCGTCCTCAAACTGCCATTCGTGCTCGCCTTCATAGAGCCAAGCAGCCCCAGCACGTTCCCATTCTTCGTCACCGTCACCATCTAGGTAGCATTTTTTAATACGCTCTTGTTCTTCTTCAGCGATATCGTCACTGAACTCAAACCAGCAAGAGTGTTGATCATCTAGTTCAGCACCCCATCCACAGTCTGTCTTGGCATGTGCCTGTACATCACCTTCCCAAGGGAGATTACAGTCCATATCTTCTTCAACAAACCCTTGCCCCCATCGATAGTGATCATCGATGTTAAACCAGCTGGTAGAACCGTCCGCATTATCACGGAACATTTCTATATGCCAGCAGATACTTTTTTTATGTAGAGGTTTGATGAGGTAAACTTTACTCATAGTTTTTCTTTTTTCTTACGTGTTAAGACTTTGGCTTTCACTGCAGGTTTCATATCAGCAAATTCTGCACCAGCAATAGCATCACGAACATCACGCATCAGTGCTTCGTCATCCCATTCTAATTTTTCAGGATAGCCATTCTTATAGGTAATTGTTAAATGACTGCCTTTTATTACTTTTGTTTCCATCATTTCTGCAATATCAGCAGACATAATAACTTCTGTTTTCTTTTTACGAGTTGCCATTTTATTCCTCAAAATCAATTAAATTGCCATCTTCGTCTGCACAGATGATACGGATATTACCTTCTTCATCTTCAACTTCTAACGGACCCCATACCCAACACTCGGTGTCGCTTAGGTACCAATCACCATCACCGTCATCTTCTAAGGCATAAGATCCATCTTCATTGATAAGATCTGTTAAGCGTTCAACTTCATCCTCATCGTCGATGCCTTCGATTTCAATGTCGCCCCAGCATCCGCCGTCAAACATTTCAATAAGTTCAGTTTGTTCAACATTGTCGCCAAAGCAACTAAACAAATCGACGCTGTCTAAATCACTGCTACCACCTGGGCAATTAGTAAAATTAAATTCTGGAAACTTGTCGTCGTTAGTTTCTACACTAAACTCTGCACTTCGATATCCATCTTTGATAATGATCTTTGCACCATCAATTTTACGGTTGTAAAAATATTCATGCTGTTCACATGATTTTTTGTAATATGTTCTAACGGTAAACATTGCCATTTTATTTCACCTTTTTTGTTTTCTAAATACTTCTACATCTGCTACAGCCTGTTGCAACGTGTTAGCATAATTTAGAGCTTGTTGTCGAGTCATAATAATATTAGCTTCATATTCAACATAGCCCTTGGTCAACAAGATCCAAATAGTTTGCCATCGATTCAGACTCCACCATTGGGATTTTTGTGTTGTATATGTAGTGATAGTGACATTGTGATTGTCTGCTTCTACCCAAACTCTGTGATCGTGATCGGGATCGGCACACTCACATACAACTTGATAAGTTATGGCATCTCCCCAATCACTTCTTTTTAAAATGCCAACTGCTGGTGTTTGTACTTTTAGGTCCATAAGCTATCTCTAGCTTTAATAAGACGGATCATCATTTTTTCGTCTTCATCTGCATATTGTTTTTCAATTTTTTGAAGAAGTTTATGAGCCTTGTCGCTTTGCTTTTTAAGCACAGGATCTTTCTCACCACTGAAACTTAGTCGGCCACCATTTGCTTCACGTTGTGCTTCACAGTACGCACTCCAACCACTTGCTTCGTATGGATCGGGACGATTGGGATATACTGTAGTCCACCACATATAAAGTTCTTTGATCTCTTTGGCACGGATAGCCTGACCAGTAGGTTTGTTATAATCAGGATGATCGGGTTCGCACCAATCACTATTGGTCAGTGTCATAGCCCAATTTAAATGGTCAAGGCCTGCCTCAGGGCAACGCCAAACACGCCAACGGAACCAACCACTAGCCCAAAAAGGAGCACGATACTTAACTCTTGCTTGATCATCCCAAGCAATGTGGCTCCAGGCTTGTTCAATTTCAACAAAGTCCACGAGCTCGTTAAATAGACATGGAAGGAATCGATTGCCAACATCACACCAATCACCAGGCTTAATATTACTAGGATGAGCGGTAAGAGAGTGAGTACGGCTAACCCAACGGTTATTGATGTAATACTTAACATCGTGAATCTTTCTAATAGGCCATGTGACAAAATCTTGGATATAGCCTAGGCCTTCTTCAGCGATCCAATAACGAACTCGATGACTGCGTTCAGCGGTCTTTTCCCATTCATCCCATCCGTCCGCAGTCTTAGGGCCGCCTTTTGTAGTACCACGTACCCAATCTGCAAAAGGAGTGCAACTCCAGTAATTTGTATGTTGTGCCATTATAGTTTCTCGTATGTTTGTGCAAATATATCTTTTTTAACTACACCGTAGTCGTTTTCACCGTGACGAACAATAACATCTTCACCTGGATTATAGTGTAGCTTCTCTCCCCAGCTTGTGTCAACTGATCCAGAGTGGTCTGCAAGTTTAGCAATCTTGATAATTTTCTTTGGAGTGCAAACACCGCGGCCTAGATCGTCTTTAAGTTCTTTAAACTTTTCTGGGCTGATAGGATACTGTTCACCTTTTGGTCCAGTCATAATGTAGTAGCCTGCAGGGTACTTAACTGGACCTTCTAGTGTATCAATTGTACCCGGCTCATTAGCAATCTCGTACTTTTCTTTAGCAGGTCGTTTGTAAGTTTTGAAACTGTCAGTCTTAAACCAAGTATCTGTGATACCTTCTACAATATTAATGTATTCACGCATTATTTTCTATCTCCAAACAATTGCAATAAGTTTATAAACAAGTTGATAAAGTCCATGTACAGAGTTAATGCTCCACGAACTTCTGCACTATCACTGGTTTCTATACTGAGTTCTTCTCGAATCTTCTGTGTGTCATAGGCAGTTAGGCCTAGAAAGATGATAATAGCCAATGCTGAAATAACCATTTGCATAACTGTGCTACCAATAAAAATATTGACGATGCTGGCAATAACAATGGCAATCAGCCCTACGAACATAAACTTACCAAGACTATCCAAACTACGTTTTGTAAAATATCCATATCCACTCATGACCCCGAACAAGATTGCCGCACCCATAAATGCTGACACAATACTGCCCATAGTGAACACAGCAAATATTGTAGCAAAACTCAATCCCATCAGGGCCGCAAAGCCATGTAGGCATAACTGTGCTACAGATTTACTAGGATTAGTAGCCAATACCATACTAACACCAAAGATTGCCACCAGCGGTGAAAAGATTACAATCCACTTTAGCATGCCGGTAAAAAAGAATTCCAGCAACTCTGGACTGGTGCCTACAAAATAACTAACCATCATCGATACAATAACAGCAAGGCTCATATGTCCGTAAACACGGCCCATTGCTGAATTAATTTCGCTGGCAGAACGATATGACATTCCGCTTTCATAAGTTGTTTCAAACATAATAATCTCCTAAAATAAGTAAAAATCCTGTTTATGTATTTAATTATACATGAAACAGGATTGCTTGTCAATTATTTTTTAATAAATGGTTTTAAATTTGGCGGAACCCAACCCACTGGTTTAAGTACCTTGCCATCTTCTCGTTTACGAACCATGCCTGTTTCTTTATCAATTTTGGCAAAGTTAGTTGACATGACTTCTTTCCAAGCACCTTCCGCATCTGCACCCATACTATGAATAGCACCAATAGTCACAACTAGGATATCAATAAGAGCATCTAATTGCTCTACAGAATCTTCTGACAGTGTGGCTTCTAACAACTCTTGATGTTCTTCAGCAATAAGGTTAACGTACATACTATATTGTTTTTCGTTTAGACTATCAACGGTTTGTCCACAGGCCCGCATAAATTTTTCTTGATCTTTAAATGGATTCATATACTTCTTCTAGATATCTTTTTAATTCTTTGTCTGTGGGCTCTACTGAATAGTTCTGTTTGAAAAATATTTCATAACTGTCACTACCATATTTTCCAATACCATACAGCATTGTAGCATCTTCACCATCCCAGGTCAAGTAGTCTCGGCTCATTTGTACAAGACGTTTGTAGCGTACATTCATCATACCCAATGGTGCTAGTATAGTTTTGACAAAATCTTCTTCAGCTTGTAGCAATGCCTGGGGAGTAGGAAACCAATATAGAAATTCTGGCAAAGTCAGTTTGACTGGTTTGCGACCAGTTTGATTAAGCATGATAACGCCAACCATGTGTTCCCAACTGTTATTGATCTGTTGCTGTACCATTAAGTCGTCTCGTAGAGGCTCAAAGAATTTCATACTAGCCTCGCCCTGTTGTTGTTTTATTAATTGAAGGACCTGCACTAGTAAAGTCAATTCCAGCCATACGACCTTCATACATCTTACCATTCCACGTCATGGGCAACTTCACACTTTTGTTTAGTACCACAGTTAAGTTCTGTCGTTCTTTAAACTCATGCACTGCCGCCTCTACTGTTTTACTTGAGTTTGCCTGTTTAACGGTGCAGGTCTCACCGTATCTTACTACTTCCATCTTTGCCCCATCTTAGATAAAATTCGCTTAGTTTCTTTGCTTCAAGTTCTGCTACTACAATATATAGGTGCCCGTAAGTATGTACATCTACTTGCCTGTGCCATACTGGAGATTCAATTGCATGTTCCATGACAAACTTACCCTGCTCACTCTCTTGCCATTTCCATAAAGGTTCTGCGGCATACAAATCAGGATCTTCGACGTCGCCCATGTTAAATTTATGTACAACTACCTTGTGAATTTCTTTCACAAGTAGCTGACCATTTTCTTCAACTTCTTGAAATCTTACTTTACCGGACATGATAGATGAAATAAAGTTATAAACTTTTCAGCATCTTTGCAATGTTTAAAATCCCACATGTCCCAAGCCATACGTTTACAGTCAGGCCACTCTTGTAATTGTTCATCAACCCATCTCACCGAATCATCTAAATTACTCGTAGGAAAATGATTGCCTGCATCATCAACAATTCCAAAATCTTCTATAAGTTGAAGACGATAACACTCCGGGGTTCTGCGATGTAATGTAGGTTTAATCACAGACTGCTGATCTTTCCATTTAAATATTACTGATTGTAAATCGTCTAACGCACTCACGCCTTTTTCTTTCGGGGAAAATTTCTACGCTTGGGTTTATTTTCTTTAAGAACTAACGGTCCATGACTAGAATCTAGTTGAGACTTTTCTAATGCGGCATGAATAGCATCTGAACTAACATCATCTTCATCAAACCCGCTGGCGCTATCTTCATCGTCATACTCATCGTCTTCGTCGTTGGAGATAATAGCCATACCAGTTCTAGACAACAAACGATGTGCCGCATCTGGATTTTCAAATGACTCGCGTAAACTACCCACATGTCCGTCAGCAGTTTGACTAATAGTTTGCCATGTTCGAATCTCAAGCAAAGGTTCTATTTCTGTAGGAATGGATACTACATAATGCATATCATTATATCCTTCGATATTAAATGATTTGATCACAGTACCTTGTGTGGATTTAATATTATCTTTACGAATACCGTAAATCCACACAAGATCTCCTACACTATATCTTTTTTTAACTGTCATAGTTTATCAAGCCGGAGCTTGCTCTTTGCTTTTAACTTCGAGAAGATCTTTGACGAATTTTACTGCCTTGCGGTCAGTATCATAAACATACTCTTGATCTTCATCTTCGTCATTGCGCAAAGTCACGATAACACCGTTTTTAACTTTGCGAATTTCTATTGATTCGTACATACTGTACCATCCTTTATTTTGGAACACTTAAATTATAGTTAAAGTGGAAAATACCAATATGAGCTGTTTCACGGCTCAGTTCTTGATCACACCACACTTCGAATCCTGCCTTTTGAGCTTGCTGACAGAAATAAATGTCTTCGCCAATTTCCAAGTTTAATGCAGGGATAAACTCTTGTAGGTAATGTGGCTGTGGAATCTTCTCATATACTCTACGAGTACACATAACCAATCCATGTGGCAATACATCAATCAGTTCCATTGCTGGACTATTGTCAGTGGTTTGGAATTCAGTGAATGTTCCAGCCTTACCACTCATACCTGTAAAGTTAGGATTTGGAAAACGTCTACGGCGATAGTTAGCACCTACAATATCTTTATTGCGTTCTAGCAATCTAATTGGTGCATCAATTGGAAATTTCATATCTGAGTCAACCCAGAAGATGTGTGTGAAGTCGCTTTTCAAAAAGATATCTACTAAGTTTCGACGAGCAATAGTAATAACTGAACCAATGTTAAAAGCACAATTAATTTTAATCCCAGCGGCAACCATATTAGCGGCAGCCATAGCAAGATGCTGTGCGAACTCAGCATTAACCATTTCCATCGCCGGAACAGCGATCATAACACTGGGCTTTTGCCCACCTGCCATAAAAGGAGATGCTCCGGGTTGGCCAGCAGGACGTTGTTGTGCCGCGGCACGTTGCGCCATTTGTGGACGACTTGGAATATTGAGTTTACCTTTGTTTTTCATTATTATCCTTTAATGTGTATATTATAAATGAAGATTTGGAATAAAGCAACCTGATAGTTGCTCAAATTGTTTGTTAACTTTATTTAAAGATTCAGCTAGTGCTGGTACCATTATCTTGGTGCAAATTCTTGCTGGAGTTTAATATTATCAAAGAACTCTTTCTTTGTATGAGGGTCGTCTTTAAACGACCCTTTAAGTACTGTAGTCTGTGTCAAGGATGAGTGTGCCATAATACCGCGATTTTCGCAACACCCATGAATCGCCTGCACATAAACTGCTACATTTTCGGAATCAGTAGCTTTGCTAATTTCTCTAGCAATGTCATTACATAGTTCTTCTTGTAATGTACCACGACGAGCACACCACTGAGCAATACGAGTGTACTTGCTAAGGCCAATAAGTTTGTTGGCTGCAATGATGCCAATATAAGCAACACCAGATACAGGCTGGTGATGATGACTACACATACTTCGTAGCTCACTTCTAACCACCAGCATACCTTCGTATCGGTCGGCGCTATCATTTGGGAACGCTGTTGCGTCTGGTGCTGGTTCATATCGTCCTACCATTATTTCGTTAAAATACATCTTAGCCAGTCGGCGAGCAGTACCCTTGCTATTGGGATCATTTTCTCGATCAATAAGCAACCGATCTAGCACTAGTTCAAATGCTTCTTCAGCTTCGTCGATTAGTTGCTCTATGTTATGGTCGTTGACATATTCACTGATGTTATCCCCTGCCCAGAAACGTTTGTTGTCACGTCTCATTTTAGAACGAAGATAGTTTCCTAGATATTTGTCTTCTTGGTATCCGCCATTGCCTGCCATTGCATCTAGGCCTGTTTGGTTTTCACTCATTTTATTATTCTCCGATGTTTAAAGGCAGAGGATTGCCTGCATACTGTATAGTACAGTATTATTTAGGTTCTGTCAACCTTAGTAATGTATTTTTCTTAACGGCTGCATCCAAAACATTAAGAGCAACGTTATGTTGTTCGGCAAACTTTAACATAGCGGTAGTGTCTTTAGGAAAACACGCACCACCAAATCCAAAGCTACCGTCTGGGCCTGGAACCTGTAAATGACTTGAGCCAATGCGACGATCCATTCTGATCATTCCGGCAACATTATCATAATTCAAATTCATTGCCTTGGCCAATTGATACAACTCGTTCATAAAGACAACCTTGGTGCTCATAAATGAATTAATTGCATACTTGGCCAATGCGGCTTCTCCAATAGTACAATGGACTACATTGTCGCCGAGTCCTTGTTGACCTATTCGGATGAGTCTTTCTGCTTCGCGTTGATAAGCCCCTACTCGTCCACCAATCATGGCAAACTTACCATTGATGTAATCTTCCTTGGCCTTGGCCGCAGTTAAAAACTCTGGAGCATGAATCAAGTTAGGGTACTGCGCATTTAACTGTTCATAGATATCGGGGGGTGCTGTGCATTTACTAATAACCACACCTTGATAGTTAATTTTTGCTAGGTTGTCTAGTACATCTTCTAGTATACTTGTATCACAGGTACCATCTTCGTCTTGCGGACTTGGCACACAGACAAATACACCATCGCAGTCTAGCAAATCTTTATATGTATTAGTAAAGCCTTTGGCAGGATCTACTGCAACCACATCACAAAATCCTGGCGACATTGAATCAGCAATAGCACTGCCTACAAACCCCATTCCTATAATTCCGACTTTTGTTATCATCATTTGATTCTTAAAAAACATATTTAATGTCATTTAGTGAGGCCTGCAAAAATAAGTTCACGCTCAGTGACGGAGGCCACAGGCTGTAGCCATCCATTTTTTATAGCTTCCATGATCATTGATTTATATTGTTTTGGACAGGTATTGCTAATTTCAAACCCTGCTCGAGGGGTAATAGTTAATCCGTCTTGAATTATAAAATTAGGATCTTCTTGCCTAATAGTGTGTACTCGGCTTTGGTAAAGGGTGTATGTCATGCTACTATTATAGCATGAAATTTATGCTAGGTCAATTATCGACTTATCCAGTCTTTAGAGTGAAAAGGTTTAGATACCTGCGTACGGCTCAAATAGTAGATTGATCGTTTTTTGATACGTTTAATGATGCGATGATTTTGGTCCCACTCAAATGCTTTAAGATAAGTGCGCCATACATTGTAATTTGTTTTCTTGCCTTTTTGTGGCTGATTTAGATAATCCACAATGCGACTCATGTCCCCTTTGAAGCGATCATTTAATTCACAGGCCATGTTAAATGCATAAGCATCTATTTCATCGTTATCGCCTAGGTATTCTTGCTCTTGACGCTGTTTGGTAGACTCTGCTTTAGAACTATATCCTGGAAGAGATTTAAAATTACGTTTACGAGCCTGGTGCATGTGTATGATTTCATGGAGTAAAACATCTGCAATGCGCCAGCACAACCGAGTAAATCTAAGACTAGTATAAGTTAGAGTAGTATCTGCCAAACTATAAGCCAGGCACAGCTCTACACTTTTTTCTTTTTTCTCATCATATTCGGTGTGATATACACCTCCTGCCCAAACAAATCCCGGGTCGACTTGTAGTTCTTGACTCTTACGGCTTCGAATAGGCATATATTTTTTAATATGCTTGGTTAAAATACCATGGAATTTATCAATAGTGAGTGTTTGGCCCACAATAGACTCCTTGGACATACGAATCATTTTTACAATAGATTCTCTGTCCCATTCACTCCAATTGAACGAAGCTGACGTACTCACGGTATTCTCCCTGATACTATATTTATAATTATCCTATTACATGATTATTACAATTATATACCTACTTAAATGGTGTGGTCGGTAGGGTTTGAACCTACAAAGGCTATGTCTAGGACTACGCCCCTTCCCCGCTGTTTTTAGAACTTTGGGAGCTTTGCCGATTTGCTCACGACCACAGTAAAATTTTACAGGGTTTTTTGAAAGTAGTCAACCTTCATTTATCGTAAAGATCGCCGGTTGTTGAATAATATTTGGTTTCCGGATTGTATCTGGCAAACTGTTCATACCCGGGATCTGTTGGAAGTACTCGTTGTCCCACAAACCATTCTCCTATATGTCGGATTAGATTTTTACCCTGACTATTTTTAACCAAACAATTAACCAGTCCTTGTTCTTCGACTAAGGCTTTACCAATATAGCCTTCGTTGAGTCTAGCATGGTGCAAGGTTGCTTCTTCTGGATACTTCTTTGTATACCACTCATTATAATTAAATCGGGCTCGATCAATAGGATATAAACTAGCTATTGGGCTGAACAACACCCCGCCCCTCTCGTATCTAAAATTTCCAAAAATAGTGTCAGTGTCTAAAGGTTGTGATTCTGTTTCGTGAAAATACCAAGGTTGCCGTTTTAATATAATCTGCGATAAACCGGGATCTGCTTTTAATAGATCAATTAGCTCTACTATTTTAATAGGCTCGGTAATTTCAACATCGTCTTCTTGGTGCCAAATATAATCATAATTTTGATCTTTAATTAAATTCCAAAAATTGGTCCACGTCACACTAAGACCTTGGTTAACAGGATGTAGATCTAATTCTGTATAACCAAAAGATTGTACCAATGCCGACAGCATCATGTTATTTCTATCTTTGGGAAAGTCATCAATGAAAATACGATGAACTTCACATCCAGTAAAGTCCAAATTTCTTTGAGCCATTAAAGTTTTAGTTAGATATTCAATACGATTTGTGGAAAAGATAACCTGGCAAATTTTATAAGTCATTATAATCTTTCTGTATCAAAAAAGAATGTTTGGAATAAACGACCATTTTCGTAGTTGTCTCCAAAATAATCTAAACTGGCATGGAACAGGTCACCTCTGTAGAGTATCAGTCTATTATATTTGTTGCCAATTCGGTCAAACAAATCATACTTGGTATAATCGTATCCTTCACGGTCTTGAGTTATCTTCGAATGTTCTCCGGTGGCTTTATGCCTAAACAAGCCAGTCCCGCCACTATGAGGTGCATCTGGTGTTAGATAGCAAACTCCGGCCCACATGTTGTGTGGATCACTGTGTATCCATGTTCGATCATTGGCTGTGGCTATTTGAAATGCACCAGTGTATCCAGAATGTTCAAAGGTATTTGTTATCTTACCAGCAAACTGCATATAGTGTTCAATGGCCTGTTTTACATCATCGGTAAAGAATGGTTTAGTTCTAGCTCCGGGATAATTTCCTTTAACTGAGAAATCTTGATTCAATGCAAACTTCCTAACTGCATCTGGATCAGAATAAAAGTCATCAACTATAATTAAATTTAATCTCATATTAGTATCTCACAAATTGTCCGTTTATGCCCAACCATCCGTAGACTACCCAGTTAGTTTCTATAATGTCTTCGGCATAGGGCCTACTAAAATAATAACTTAGGGTTTCCACATCATAATGATACATACCTGGCTGTGATAACATTGCGGCAACGGTTGTAAACATATTGGTATATTTTTCAAGGTAAGGTTTACTCCACCCTACAATAACTGAAGAATATTGTCTCAACTTGTTATCAACTTGTGTATTTCTAAGGTCAACCATGCCATAGCCCCAAGTATCACTCCACTCCCATTCTAATGGTTTTTTATAAAATATTTTATTTTTATTTTCTTCATTGAACAGTGATATATCAAAACTCCTATCTAAAAGATATCTTCCGGACAGTTTGAACATAAAATCATATTGACTAAGTTCTTCTTTATACTTACTCATGAACGACGATAGTATTAGGCATTCACAACGACTTTTTTGTGGATGAGTTCTAACATCATTGATTATTTCTGGGAATTCATCTTCTACACTGATATACTTTAAATTCTTTTGATAAGAAAAAGTATTCTTGTAAGCCTGCCAATTATTACTACTATCTACAAGATAGATTGTTGTCTCGTCATCTGATGCCTGGTCAACACTGGCTACGGTAGCAACAGTGTGTCTTAAGCGATCTTCGTTAGAAAAATGGCTACGACTTTTACTATAGGTCAGTGGATGGTCGTTGCTAGTTTCTATGGAACTGGTTATAATAAATGCTTTTTTCATTTTATTTAAAAATTTCCATTTGTGTGAGGTCGGGCCAATCACTTACGGCCCATTGTTTGGGTTGTGTGCTGATCGCTTTATTAAATTTTTCTATTCCTAGCAAAGCCGTTTCTGGGGTCATGTAATAATGATAACCTACACAATCAATATTTTGATCTCTCCAAGGCGTGTTTGGCGATCTGCCATCATAAGACATTTTTTTTAAAACATAAGCTGCTTCTGAATTATCGGTAAGTATCATTCCGCCTCTTCCAAGTGATAAGTGTTTTTGATATTGAAAACTTATTGACATAAAGGTGTTTGAAATATAACTATTTTTTTTCCAAAGAACAGCAGCGTCAACAATGTTATCAGTTAAATAATAATAGTCTATCCAATTTTCATCTTTCCAGTTTAATGAAATATTTAATTTTTTAGCCAAAAAAGGAATTGATAAATAGGTTCTTTTGGGGCAATTTATATATTTAGCGTTTGTGTATCTTAAAGATATTT